TAAAGATCCGTTGGTGCCNGCNGCNACTGTNATAATTTCATNNNCNNTNGCNGTACCTGTGTTGATTACTGTAAAATCAATACAATCTCCAACTGCTACACCGGTCACACCAGCATATGCAAGCGCAGCCGTTGGAAGGGTGTGCGCGGCGTCGCCGGCGGGGTCACAAAGAATAATACCAGTCAAAATCTGTGCGATAGTGATAGTTTTAGCACCAGAACCAAGGTCGGCCGTAGCTGCTGGCCATTTCGTGATCACACTTGGAACCGTGGTATTATAGCCTCTGGCAAACACTGTGTTTGCGTGCACCATGGTGGCGCTGCCCCAATTAATCTCTCTCTTCAAGTTTTCAAGTATCTTTTCTAGGCGTTTATAGCCTATTCTCCTACTTCCCATAATTTGTTCCCTCCTCAAGGTATATAATGGTTATCGATAACCCAATCATAATCGCGAAAAATAGCCAGCCACTTCGGCTATAATTCTTTGAGGGTCAGTGGCCCCGACCCCGAAGAAAACTTTCAAGTCACATATAAATAGTCTCCGGATTCTCTTTGTCTCGTGCATAATAAAAAAGCCCCACCTCCGAATCGGAGGTGGGGCTGCGTTTAATTACGCTTTATTGGCTGTTAGCCGCCAGCTTCACCCAGCAAGCCACGGATAATGACCAGACCATACATATCAGGTCGGACCATTTTCTTGGCATACCGAGTCATGACACCCTTGCGGGGCACGAAGTCCTCGACACCAAAGATGGTGGGAGTGACTTGTAGGGGCACATACGGAGCGTAAACATAGCCGCTCTCAAGGAAGCTACCACCCTTACGGCCGACGAGAACAACATTCCGCGGGAAGTAAGGATCGACATAAACATCGAACTTCTTAGAGAGTGAACCAGATTTAACGGCTCCAACNNTTCCCCTGTCAGAGTCAGCAGTGACGGATGCACGGAACCCAGAGGTAAACTCAAGGATGTTGGCAACTTCAGGTCCGCAGACGAGGAAGTTAGCGCCACCACGCAGAGTCTTACGATGGATCTGTGCAGAGACATCATTGATTGTCTCAATGAGGGTCTCATACCATTCGCTGACAGTACCAGTGAAGTCAGGAGCAGCCGAAGATGCGCCGATTTCAGCACCAGTTGTGCGGTTTACGAACAGACCAGGTGAACGGGCCCAGTAGTAAACACCAGCAGATGCAGTCTGAATGAGGTCTGAGAGAATCTCACGGTCGATCTCAAGAGCAATTTGCTCAGAGAGAATCGAAGTAAGCTCAACCTCAGCATCCAAGTTGTGGTATGCATTCAGGTCTTGACCGAGTTCTGGAGACCATTTAGCCTTCAGTTTCTTGGTCACGGCCGTCACAGCAACACTGTCAACCTTGATGTCGATCTCAGGGATCTGACCTTCATTTTCAAGTCCCCAGGATGTGGTTCCAACAACAGCGCCAGTAGCAGCACCAGCAGTGAAGTCATCTGCCAAAGGAATTGCCAGGGTGAATGTGCCACCGGTAACCTCATGGCAGATGTCGGCACCGGTCGCTACGCCGATGCTTATACCCGTCGCTGTCACACCTTGCAGCCACACCGTCTTCACCTTGAAGTTGGCGTTGCTTGGAGTAGATCCGACAGAACCAGTTGAGACCTCGGTGAGGCGACGAATCATTCTGTTGTTACTACTCAAAGTTCCAGTTGGTGAGATTGCGATCATGTTATGAAGGTTTAATTCATCCATGCCGGTCGACCCAGTGAACTCAAGAACTGCAACAGCAGAACCAGAGAGATCGGGATCCCACTGGCAAAGCCTGTCAAGAGCATCTTGATCTGCCTGCGTGAGGGGGTGAGAGCCACCGCCCTCGCCGACACCAACAGTTCCGGAAGCTACCAAAAGCCAAGTAGAGCTGTTTGGTGTAGTGCCAGCCTCAAAGGTCATAGAACCAGTCGGGGATGCATATCCTTGGTTGAGGTTGTAGAAGCTGTCTTCGCCAGACTCTCCGGTAAGTGAAACACCACCAGTAATCTGAGAACCGACAACTCCACCGCCATAAATCGAATCGGTTGTTTCATAACCCAAACGACCCGCTGCGGTACCATCATTGGATTCTCCCGAGATTGTAAAATCAAGGAAGAAGATGAGGCCTGAAGGCAGGCTCATTGGTTGAACGCTAACAAGATCGTTAGCGATTAGTCCACCGAATACTCGGCGAACAATAGGAAATGCCACTGCTGCGAAACCTTCAACATCGCCAGCCGACATGGATGTCGACTCGCGAAGAAGTTCCTTAGCCTGATTTTCCAGAAGGCGTGCCATTGTATTACGAGCTTGGTCGCTTTCAATGCCTTCTAGAAGACCAGTTTTTTCCCACTTGGTAAGCAGGGCATGGCTTTCCTTGGAGAGGTCACGATGAACGATTCCCTCCGTTAGTTTATCTAAAATAGCCATTTTATTTGTCTCCTTTGTAAGTTATACTATTGTACTATTTTTTTATGCCTGCGAGAATTTTCATCCTTTCAGCATATGGATTAACCTCCTCTTCTCGTCTCCGAGCAGAGAGGATTGACGATGGACGCGATACAGCTTCGCTCAACGATTTTGGCTTCCGACTAAAAGTCGAAGGCCCCGTTGCGCTTTGAAGCGTCTCAAAAATTACTTTCGCCTCATCGATTGAATCCGCTTTAGCAATAGATTCGACAATTCTTTTTCTTTGTCGCTCATTCAAGGAGTCATTGCTAATGACACGGTTCGTGTAAAGCAATTTTGCATTTGAAAGATTAACTTCTTCAAGCTTCTCTTTCATTTGCATAATTGCTGATCTAAATTTTTTGTTTTCTTTTGTTAATTCTTTATTTGCCTCTTCTAGTTCGGCTTTTTCATCTTCTAATTCTGTAGATTGTAATTTTGCCCTCTCCAGATCTTCTTCGTGGGCAACAACTGAATCTGCGGCAACTTGCCAGCCGGTCTTTTGGCCGCTAGTCTGAACATCCAACATCTCTTCCAGTTCTTTTAATTCTTCGTCAAGATCTATTTCTTCGAGAGCGCGAGGAGATTTTGCTGCGTATCTGTCTCTTTGGCTCTTCACAGCGCGCTTTCCATAAGATTCACCCTCTTCTTCTTTTTCTTTGTCTTTGTCTTTGTCTTCTTCTTCGAGAGCGCGAGGAGATTTTGCTGCGTATCTTTCTCGCGAGCGGGCAATGCGCTTGCTTCCGGCTTCGCCGCTAGGCTCTTCCTCTTCTTCTTTTTCTTTCTCTTTGTCTTCTTCCAGTCCGCTGGACCCAGTTGAATATGGCGCTCGTGATTTCGCGGACATTCGTGACGCGCTGCGTCTGGGCGACGATCTGCGCAATCCAAGCTTTTCTTCTGGAGACAATGGATCCATTTCGCCTGGCAGTGGGTCTACGATTTCGATTTCTTCTTCTTCTTCAGAAGGGCAATCTTCGCCGAGATATTCGTCAATCANATCTTCATCCAATTCTACTTCTTCCTGTAGTGATACCAATTCTTCTTCCTCCGGGGACAAAGAAAGCTTTTCGCCTTCCGTTCCTCCAATTTCACTTTCAATTGCAGATTCCAACTCTTCGAAATCAATATTAATCATAATAGGCTCGTCTTCGTCCGGACATGCGCAGAGTTGTTCGCCCTCTTCGGCTGCAAGTGGAGCATCTACATCAAGCTCTACGCCTGCTTCTGGATCTTCAGCCGCAAGTTCATCTGGCGCGCCTGCGGCAAACGGATCTTCCTCTTCCGGTTGTTCCAAAAGAACCTTCATCGCCTCTTTTATTTCTAACGAATACTTCTCTTCTATTTGCTGTTGCGCACTCTTAAGGGCAGCCTCTTTTAGCGCTTCGGCATCAATAATTGCTTGTTCTAACATTGAAGACATTATAATCTTTTTCTCCCATTAATAAGCCTACGAAATAAATAGTATCCAGAAATGTAATATCCATTATCCATGGCTTTTACTTCCACCGGTGAATGCCAGAAGAGCCTGTCATTGTCAAGCCCGAGCCGGTCATGAAGCCCATTGAAGCAGTTGGTATATTGGTAAGTTCGGCAACAAGCTCATATCCAAAAGTGGATCCGACGGAACTCACAAAGATTTCTTTGCACTTAACATCGAATGTTACAGATTCCTCATCGAGGCCATCCAAAGTAACATAATGCTTGCCGGCAACAACATCCCCAGAAGCGGTCGAATTAAAATGAACTCTCATGCAGTGGCCGCGGGTGCTGGCCACATCG